ATCAATCGTTGAAATCGGGTTGAACCCAAGCGGCAACGTAGACGTAACGGGTACTGTGACTGCTGACGCTTTTGAGGTGGATGATACTGATGACATAAGACTACGTTTCCTCAACGCCTCTACATTTAAAGGAGGGATTCAGGTTGCAACAACTGCTGGCGACATGATCGCAACGTCGGCAGTAGATGACTTAGCCATACGCTCGCAGTCCGATATTTTATTTGCTACGGGTGGAAACACGGAGCGAATGAAGATTGTTGACACAGGCATCGACGTAACGGGCACTGTGACGGCTGATGGTTCTTTCAATGCATCATCGGCAGGGTCTTATCCTTCATTCAGAGGTGCTGGCAACTACGGTGGTGGTATTGGATTTATAGACACAAACGTCTCAGGTATGTACACAGACACTTCTGGTGCGAATCTAAAGTTCTTTACCAACCAGTCAGCCTCAGACGCTGCACAGGATAAGGTTGCAATGACCATTGATGGGTCGGGCAACGTCGGGATTGGTACTGTCAGTCCAAAAACAACGCTTAATCTTGCCGCAGACAACTCAGGCCAAGGTCCAATCCTAACACTTGAAAACTCTGCTACGTCAATAACCACTAATGATGTTCTTGGGCAGATAGACTTTTATGCAAATGATGGGTCAACTGGTGGTACTGGACAAAAAGCGACAATTCAAGCCGTTGCAGAAAATTCGTCTGGGACAAGCGTTGGTTTAATTTTTGGAACTTCACCATTTCCAGATACAACCGCAACGGAACGCCTCCGTATCGACTCAAGCGGAAACTTGTTGGTTGGGACTACTTCTCTTACCGCAATTGATGGAACGCCTACAACAACAGGAATAGGATTAAGATCTACAGGATCGCAACTCCATTCAGTTAATGATGGCGGAAATGCTTTTGAGTTTAGAATTAATGGTACTGCTGGAACTGTTGGAAGCATTAGCTGTAGTGGTTCTACTACAACTTACAACACCTCATCAGACCAACGCCTCAAGGAAAACATCGTAGACGCACCTTCTGCTTCTGATGACATCGACGCTATCCAAGTACGTTCGTTTGACTGGAAAGTTAATGGGTCACACCAGAAGTACGGCATGATTGCACAGGAGCTACAGACTGTTGCACCTGAGGCTGTGTCAGCACCAGAAGACCCAGATGAAATGATGGGCGTAGACTACAGCAAGCTAGTCCCAATGATGCTTAAAGAAATTCAATCACTTCGTGCCAGAGTCGCACAACTAGAAGGAGCTAACTAATGGAAATAGTATGGGAAATTTTTAACTGGCTTACAGCTACAGTAACACTTGCATCAGTAGTTAGCGCAATGACGCCTACGGACAAGGACGACAAGATTGTAGCCAAGATGAAGCAGTTTGTTGACCTACTTGCGGTTAACATCGGACACGCTAAGAAAAAGCCATGACCGAAGAAGAACGCAACTTAGCCATTGATGCCCTTGAACGCATTGCCAGACATGAGAAGGAGTGTGGTGAGCGTTGGGCTGAAGCAGTAGTAGAACTCCGTGAGCTACGTAAAGCTACGGATACTCATGCTGCTCGCTGGGAAAAGCTTGCGTGGCTTGTTGTAGGAACCGTAGGAACTACTGCTTTAACTGCGTGGGTCAGCATGTTATGGAATACATAGAGTTAATCTCTGCAATATGGCCTATCTTTCTTGGCTTCATTGTACTCGTGCTGTCCATAGGTAAGCTCATGTCCCGTATGGACGTAGTGGAAGAGAAGATACGCACCTTGTTTGAGTTGTGGAACAAACGCAATGATAGATAGGCTCATAGGACCAGTCACAAGCCTCCTAGACAAGTTTGTGGAGGACAAGGACCAAAAGGCTAAGTTGGCTCATGAAGTCGCTACGATGGCTCAGAGGCACGCTCAGGAGCTTGCTAAGGCGCAGCTAGAGGTCAACAAGGCTGAAGCACAGCATAGATCTCTGTTCGTCTCTGGTTGGCGTCCTGCGGTTGGCTGGTGCTGTGTCTTTGGCATGATGGGTAACTTCATGGTGATACCATTTGCTAACTTTGTACTTGCGTTGCTTGAGATCGACGTAACAGTACCTTTGATTGACACGGCTACTATGATGCCCGTGTTGATGGGGATGCTTGGGTTAGGCGCTATGCGGACCTATGAGAAGCGTACAGGAGTGTCTAAATGAGTCTTACTGATCTTGGTAGTCATCTTGTTCCCGGAGGTGGTGATCCAGAACCAACACCTAGTCCTGACGACGGTAGGATAAGAGACAGGGACGAGATTGCTGCGCTTCTAAACGACTACTATGGTCAAACAGACCCAACAGGCCAAGGTCAGTTTGATGAAGAATACTTCGACATGCTGCCACAGGAGATGCAGTGGCTGGTCGAAGACGAAGCAACTTTCAGGTCACTTGTTAGGGACTACTTAAATGGCGACATAACTTTTGAACAACTACAAGAGTTTGAGTTGTCGGACTATGGAGACGCTGGTACTAGATTTGTAGACTTCTATAACGAAGCCATGTCACTTTTACAGCCTGCTGATACAACAGTAGAAGAAGCTGAAGAAGAAGTTTCACTAGACATGGACCCTGATTTAACAGGGACAGTACAAGTTTTTGAAGAAGGTGTTCCTTATATCTTAAATCTTCCTGAAATGGACAGACCACCAATTTCTGAAGCTGATGTGCTTCCGATTGAAATCACTGAGCCTGAAGTAACCTTTGAAGAACCAGCAGGTGGCGGTGGTGCTGAAGCAGCCCCAGCTGAAGAGACTGCTCCTGCAGAAGAAGAAGAAGCTGCTGCGGAAGAAGAACCTTTGTCAACAGTAGAAGTACCTGCTGGACAACCTTCTCCGGTTGTTGATTTACAGCATCAGTGGGTATACGTAGGAAACGGAACTTTTAGAAACATTGTAACGGGAGAAGAAATCACTATCTTCATTGATCCTGATTTTGAAGACCCTTATGAAGAAGGCAGAGTGTATAGTAGGGGTGACGAAATACCAGTAACTGACGTGTCCCCTGAGCAAGAAGAGCCTGAAGAAGAACCTAGTTTAATCGAAGAAATAATGACAATACCGATGCCTGCTAGTGACATGGTGGATGTGATTATTGACGACACAGTGACTCCTCCAGAGCCTGTTCCTGAGCCTGAAGAAACAGTAGAAACACCTACAGAGACGCCTACGACACCTGCAGACACAGTTGTAGAAACTCCTGTAGAAACACCAGCAGAAGGTGAGGAACAGGCAGGAGAAGCTGGGCAAGAAGGGACGGACACTGGACAAGTTGGTACAGGTCAGGACGGGGCAGACGGTGGCGAAGGTGGTCTTGGTGGCTTAGGCGGCTTAGGAATGTTTGCTGGCTTAGGTGAACCTCCGGGTGAGTTTACACAGCCTGAGCCATTCAAAAGAGTGTCTCTAGGATACCGACCTGTACAGATGGAACGAGCTAGATTATTTGACTACATGGATTATAATCCTCTTAGGAACATAAGATGACGTATTTAGAATTAGTGAATGGAGTCTTGCGTAGACTCAGAGAAAACACTGTAGGCTCCGTGACTCAGAATACGTATTCACAGCTTATCGGTGATATCGTTAATGACGCCAAAAGAATGGTAGAGGATGCTTGGGACTGGTCAGCTTTGAGATCTACACTGACTGCCGAAACGTCTGCTGATGTATTTAACTACGTACTAACAGGGAGTGGCAACAGGATTGAACTGATTGACGTTGTTAATGACACGTCTAACTTTTTTCTTACGTACAAAGACTCACACTGGATGACAAATGCCTACTTGAATCAGGAAGCACCTTCTGGTGCGCCTCGTTACTACACGTTCAACGGGGTTGACGCCAATGGTGACACACAAGTAGACCTGTATCCGAAGCCTGATGGTGTTTACACTATTCGTTTCAACTGTATCTTACGAAGACCTGACTTGTCAGCTGACGAAGACCAGTTGTTAGTACCACACATGCCCGTACTTCATCTAGCGTTTGCTATGGCTGCTAGGGAACGTGGTGAGACTGGTGGTAGAGCAGCTGGTGAACTCATGGGCTTTGCACAGAATTACTTGGCTGATGCAGTAGCTTTGGACGCATACAAGCACCCAGAAGAAACAGTCTACATGACGGTGTAACACATGGCTCAGCAAAGACAAAATATAACGATTGCTGCACCGGCGTTCCGGGGACTGAACACACAGGACTCACCGACAACGCTGGACGCTTCCTATGCTTCCGTTGCTGACAACTGCGTCATTGACCAGTATGGTCGTATTGGGTCACGCAAAGGATTCACTGCTGTCACTACTGACACGTCTCCTCTGAGTGGATTGAGCATAGAAGTAATCAAGGAGTACATTGATCCTGACGGGTCAAACGTTGTATTCTCAGCAGGCAACAATAAGATCTTCAGTGGTACAACCACGCTGACTGATGAGACTCCTGTAGCCTACACCGTTACAGCCAATGACTGGAAGATGGTCAACTTTAATGACAGCCTGTACATGTTCCAGCGTAACCACGAGCCACTTGTGTACTCTACGGCTTCTGGTGCTGTAGAACCCATGTCGTCCGTGGCTACTGCAGTAGGGACGCCTATACAGGCCAATGAAGTCCTGTCTGCCTACGGACGCTTGTGGGTCGCTGATACAGCTACTGACACCACAACGGTGTACTGGTCTGACCTGTTGAATGGCTCTGCTTGGACAGGCGGCACATCAGGGTCAATCAACTTAAACAAAGTCTGGCCCAATGGTATGGACGAAGTTGTGGCTCTGGCTGCACACAATGACTTCCTGATCATCTTTGGCAAGAACTCCATAGTCACCTACAGCGGTGCTGCAGACCCAGCCACGATGCAACTAGCGGACACTGTGGCTAACATCGGCTGTGTCTCAAGGGACTCTTTGCAACACACAGGGACTGACTTGTTGTTCATGTCCAACGAAGGTGTCAGAAGTTTCGGTAGGACGATACAAGAGAAGTCCTTACCCATGCGGGACATCAGCAAGAACGTGCGTAATGACTTACTACAGATCCTGTTTCTACAGTCGGTAAGCCCACTACGGTCCGTCTACAGTCCTGAAGAAGCGTTCTACTTGTTGTCCTTCAGTGACTCCCAGTACGTCTACTGCTTCGACATGAGGACGCCACTGCAAGACGGGTCACACAGGGTCACTGCTTGGCCTTCCACAATGGTTAAAGCACTGGAACGACTACAGGACGGTACGGTGTACGTAGGCAATACCAACGGCATCTCTGAGTACACTGGCTATCAGGACTATGGCTCTGCTTATGAGATGCGGTACTTCAGTAATCCAATGACGTTTGGTGACAGCTCTAGGCTCAAGATGCTTAAGGAAATCATCCTGACAGTCATTGGTGGTCAGGGTACACAAGTTAATGTCAACTGGGGCTATGACTACACAGGTGCTTACAACAAAGAAGCCATCGTTATTGATGCGGGTAGCCAAACAGCGTACTACAATGAAAACGAGTTTAATGAGACAGATTCAGAATATAGTGCTTCAATTATTATTGACAGACCCAAGACTAAAACAACAGGTACAGGTACGGTTGTGACAATAGGTATTGAAGCAGAAATAAACACAAACGCTTTATCTTTGCAGGAAGTGAACATTCAAGCTTTAATTGGTAGGATGATATAATGAGTAATTATACAAAGACCACAAACTTTACAGCCAAAGATACTCTTCCTACAGGTAATCCAGCGAAGATTATTAAAGGCGCAGACTTTGACACAGAGTTTGACAACTTACAAGTAGCGGTGTCCAGTAAGTCGGACTCAGCCAGCCCAACGTTTACAGGAACCGTAACAGCGGCAACAGTGACCGTCACAGGTACACTGACTGCTGGGACTATTGACGGAGGTTCTTACTAATGGCTCTTTTAGATGATTTATTGTCAGCTGGTTTAACCTATGAAGGCATACGTAGAGCACAAGAACAACTACAACAGTTCGGAACTCAGGCTCAGACAGGTATTACTGACATTGGTAGAGAAGCACAGGCTGCTTCCCAGTTTGTACCCTTTACTGTAACTACTGGCTTAGGTGGCATCACAACGACACCAGAAGGCGGCATAGCTACTGCACTGTCCCCTGAACAACAAGCATTACAGACTGGCTTACAAGCTGGTGCTGCTGGTTTGATGCCTACAGCTGTTAGTAGACCCGGTGAATACGCACCATTTGCTGGAGCAGCTTTAGGGCAAGCTCAGCAACAACTAGGTCAAGCAA